GATCGCCAGAAGCAGAGAACGTGGAGAACCTGCCGAAGGACTACTACAAGAATCTGGAGCTTGGTAAGACAAATGACTGGGTAAAAGTGTATGTGGATGGACTATATGGGTTCTTAGCTGACGGTAGGCCGGTGTACCCAGAGTTTAAGGAAGACTTACACGTCGCTAGAGAGGACATTAAGGTCGATCCGAATAGGACACTTTATGTGGGAATTGACTTTGGGTTGACTCCTGCAGCTGCTATTGGACAGATAAGTGCCACCGGGCAGCTTAGATTGATAGATGAGTTGGTAACATTTGACATGGGTGCGGTGTCCTTTGGTAAACTGCTGAAGGAAAAACTCAGTACTCATCCTTATGACGCATGTAAGGACGTAGAGATATGGGCAGATCCAGCGGGAGAGCAGAGAGCGCAGACCGATGAGGTTACGCCTTTTATGATTCTTATGGAGCAGGGGGTTAGTGCGTGGCCTACACACACCAATGACCCGACGATTCGTAGGGAGGTCGTGGCGGACAAATTGATGAGACTAGACTTTTCTGGTGAGCCGGCATTTATTATTAGTCCGAAGGCAAGTATGACGAGGAAATCATTTGCTGGTGGGTATTGCTATAAGCGGGTGCAGGTCTCAGGAGAAGAGAGATATAAAGATGTTCCTAACAAAGGTAAGTTCAGCCACATTGGGGATGCTGTACAGTACTTAGCACTCGGTGCGTTGGGCGACGGTGAGGTCATTGGAGGCTATGGTGACCAGCCATTGGATTACTCAGAGATAAACAGAATGATTGTATGATAAGCGATGATGAAATACTAGCGATTGTTGGATCAGAGTTATCTGATACTAACTATAACACTTCTGGTGGTGATTACGAGAAGGCGCTAGACTATTATTTGGGCAATCCTAATGGGCGTGAGGTTGAAGGCCGGAGCACGGTGACTTCGACTGACGTGGCTGATACCATTGAGTGGATCTTGCCGCAGATAATGAAAAGCTTTACGCAGAACAATGAGATCGTTATATTCGACCCCGTGCATGAGGGCGATGAGGTTCAGGCCGAGCTTGAGTCGGAGTACGTGTACGACACACTGATGAAGAAAAATGACGGGTTTATCGTTATGCATCAGATGGTTAAAGACGCGTTGATGCAGAGGAACGGAATTCTTAAGGTTTTCTACGACGAGTCTACTGAGGAGCGTGAGAGAGAATACACTGGATTAACTGGTGAGCAGGTGTCTATGCTCCTTGCGCCAAGCAATGTTGAGCTGCTGGAAATATCGGAGGAGCCAGATCTTGGTGCTTCGGAGGCTGCTGGGCAGATGGTGATGGCTTATGACGTTAAGGTCAACACCGTTGAGACTATTAAGAAAATTAACGTGGAGTCGGTTGCGCCTGAGAATTTTAGGATAAGTAGTTTTCACAACAGTATTAATGCTGATACCTCTAGGTTCACTGCTCACGTGATGCTTAAGACAGCGTCAGACTTGAAAATTATGGGAGTCTCAGACAAAGATATTGCTGAGATGAACGAAGGATTTCAGTACGACGAGCAAGTGTACAGGTTTGCTAGTCAGGGTGAAGACAACGCATTAAATTATAGCAGCGTAGATGATTCGCAGAGATTGATAGAGATCTCTGAATGTTATATGATGATCGACGTAGAGGGCAAGGGCATAGCTACTTTGAACAAAGTGACTGTTGCCGGTAGTGAGTCGCCAACTAGTGTTATCTCTGTCGAAGCTATTGACAACATGCCTTGGGTAACCACTACAGCATTTATGATGAGCCATAAGTTCCAGGGGCTATCCATTTACGATCGAGTGAAGGAGATCCAGGATCAGAAGACATCACTATGGCGTAACATGTTCGATAACCTGTATCTACAGAATAATCAGAGGAACATAGTACTTGAGGGACAGGTAAACATGGACGATCTTTTGGTCAGTCGTCCTGGTGGATCCATACGTGCTAAGAGACTTGATGCTATTACTCCACTAATTACTCCACAGATTGGTGACAGTGCTCAACAGATGATGATCTATCTGGATCAGGTTCGTGCTGGACGTACTGGCGTAGACCCAGATGGCAGTGCTACACCGTCGAATATAGGTGATAGAGTCGGTTCGCAGGGCGTTGAACGACTGATGAACGCTAAGGAAGAGCTTGTCGGGTTGATCATAAGAGTGATTGCAGAGACTGGTATTAAGCCTCTGATGTATAAGATTAGGAACGAGGCAATTAAACATCTGGATACGGTTGTTGATTACCGTTTCAGAGGACAATGGCAGAAGATTAATCCTGCCATGTGGTCGCAACGTGATTCGTGTACAGTGCGTGTTGGTACAGGTACAGGGAATCATAACCAGCAAGTAAGTGCTTTGCAGGAAGTAATATCATTACAAGAGCGGATTATGGCCAATCCTGGTCAGAATATAACTAATCCTAAGAAAGTTTTCGACACCATTGACGACTTCTGTAAGTTCAGTGGATTGAATGGAGCTACTAGGTACTTCCTTGATCCTGCTTCTGATGAAGGCCAGCAAGCTCAGCAACAGTCTGATCAGCAGCAACAAGAGCAGCAACAGCAACAGCAGCAGATGGAACAGCAGATGGCTGAGGCGCAGACACAGTTGGCCAATGCAGAGATGGAGAAAGCTAGAGCTCAGCAGGCTAATGTACAGGCTAAGGCACAGTCAGACATGGCTAAGAATCAGTTAACACTGCAGAAACAAGCGTCTGACAGTCAGATTGACCAGTTAACGCAGCAATTAGATGAAGCTAAACTTCTATTGGAAGCACATGGAAAAGATGCTGAATTAGAATTTAAGTATGATCAGTTAGAAGCAACGACCGCATTAGAGTTAACCAGGATTAAATCTACCGCTGAAGAGGCTAATTATGGTGAATCCAAGAATGAGGTAGAAACTAATGTCTAACGTTGAAAAGGCAGAGGAAGAGATTGCAATAGCTAACAAAGCTTCTAGTGCTTATCATGGATTTATAAAAGATTTTATTGAGTTACGAAGGGTCTATCTGTTTGATGCCTTTCAAACCCTGGAAGTAACCGACCAGGACAACTTGATTGAAGTTAAAAGAATGCTATATACGTTAGACGCACTGGAGACTGATATCAGGAATATTATGGATACTGGTAAAATGGCCAGAGAATTATTGAGGAATATAGAATGACAATCGAAACTACCAACTCTAACCCCCAAGGGGCGAACGTAGATAACATTGACGAAATAGTAAATCTATTGATTGACGATGATACGGTGGAAGATACTAAGGAGTCTAACGACCAACCTGAAGAATCCAACTCTGCTGAAAGTTCGGAAGAAGTAGAAAATGAGGATGAGACTGAGGAAACTGAGGAAACTGAGGAAACTGAAGAGGTAGAAGCCGAAGCAGCGGAGTCAGAATCTGACACGTGGGGCTCAGCGTTAGGAATCACTGATGATAATGTATCATTGGATGATGATGGTAACTTTAAGGGCATAGTAACTAAAGTAGATGGTGTATCAGAAACTGTCAGCCTGAAAGATCTAGTATCTGGTTATCAGAATAATAAGTTCAACACTAATAAGTCTCAAACCATATCAGAAGATAAGAAGGTATTTGAGGAAGAGAAAGAGCGGCTAACTAGTCAGTATAGTCAGAAGTTAGAAAGTATCAATGCTTTATCAGATTATCTCACAAAGAAACTCACAAGCGAGTATGACCAAGTTGATTGGCAGCAATTACGCTTAGAGGATCCAGCCGAGTATGCAGCAATGCGGCAAGACTACGCAGCTAAGGCGCAGGAAATGCAGCAACTGCATAGTGCTGTTGGACAAGAGAATTCCAACATGCAGGCAGAGAATGACGGTAAGCAGAAGGAGCAATATGACTCTTACATGAGAAAGGAATTTGATAGTCTTATAGAGAATAACCCTAATTGGAAGGATCAAGAGGTTTACAGAACAGATATGACTGGACTGAAATCATTCATGACCGACAAGTATGGCTTCACTGAAGAAGACTTTTCACAGATTACTGATCATAGAGCCATTGAGCTTATTAAAGATGCTAAAGCTTTCAGAGATGGTAAGTCTAGCGCCGACAAAAAACTCAAGAAACCAGTACCTAAATTTCAATCTTCTAAAACTAGAAAGGTAGCTAAGAAAGTTACTAGACTAGATACACTAACCAAACGTGCTAAGTCGTCAAGTGGAGCAGCAAAAAGATCTGCCCAGACTGATGCAATAGCCGAACTTTTAAAGGAAGGATAAAATGAGTACAGCAAATTTAGACAGCGCAGACCTAAAAGGAGTCGTGCGTGGCGGACTAATCCGTGAAGATGTAATGAACAAGATCTGGGATATCAGCAAGATTCCTTTGCCATTCACAGACCTTATTGGATCAGGTACTTCAAAGAATGCTTACAAAGAGTGGACAACTGATGAGCTAGCTGCTCCTGATGTAGATAACTCAGTAGTTGATGGTTCAGATGCTACAGGCAATGACACTAAAACTGGTGCCCGCGTAGGTAACCATCATCAGATCTCTGATAAGATTGTTAAAGTCTCTTATCGTGCAGATGCTTCTGATACTATTGGTCGTGCGAAAGAACTTAGTTACCAGATGATGCGCAGACAGCAAGAACTGCGTCGTGATGTAGAAGCTATCTCGCTGCTTAACCAAGCGTCAATCGCGGATGATGGTGATGCAGTCGCTGGTAAAGCTGGTGGTCTTCCTACATGGTTGGCTACTAACACTACCAATCTTACTGCTCCAGTAGGTTTTAATGGCGCTACAGGCGTTACTACTGTTCCTACAGCAACTGCTGATGGTATTGCACTTACTGAAACTGCTATTCGTGATACTGTTGAAAGTATCTATAATAATGGTGGCGATCCTACTATCCTCATGAGTATTCCTGGGGTTATCCGTAAGGTCTCTGAGTACTTGTTTACTTCATCTGCTCGTGTTGCTACTCTTATGAGTGATCAGGGCAAGTCTTCTGAGAAAGCCACAGCGTTAGGTTCTATCAACGTATTTGTTACTGATTTCGGTACACTGCGTATGGTTCCAAATCGTTTGCAACAGTCTTATGATGCTGTTTATGCTAACCCAAGTCTAACAGCTGATTTCGCTGATGTATTCATCTTGGATCCTGAATACTTGAGCCAGTGTTTCTTGAAAGGGTATCGCACTGATACACTTGCTAAGACTGGTTTGGCTGAAAATCGTCAGATGTCTGTTGATTGGACTCTTATCGTTAATACTGAGAAAGCTCATGGTATTATCGCCTCTGTTGATCCTACTCTTGCTATGACCGCATAGAGCATTTGGTGGGGGTAAAACCCCACCTTCTTTTTAGAGGATAACATGAAATATACTAATATATCTGATAGGAATCTTAATCTAGCTACTGGGGCTTGTAAGCCAGGTGACTCAGCAGAGCTGACCAGCACGGAAGTTAAGTTACTGAAACCTCAGAAATTGATTGAAGTCTATGTTGAAAAGCCAAAGGTTGTAAAGACTAAGCCAAAGGCCAAGTTAACTAAGAGCAATAAAGATGGATGAAGTCATTCGCAGTGAGTTCCACTTCCAGAATCATACTGGAGAACTTACTCACAAAACTAGCCAGCCTACTGAGAAGATTATTCTCAATAGGAATGCCGAACTGAGAAAGAATGGCGGATCTATAATGGATCTTGGCTCTAAAGGCGAAGGCGGAACATGGGGCAGGCAGTTGGCGTCTATTCCTATCATCATGTATGAGAAAGCTATTCGAGACGGGTTTGATCTTAATTCAAGAGATAAAACTCATGCGGGACTTGAAATGGCACGATTTTTGAAAACACCAGAGGGCAAGACCTGTCTGGTTCAGGGGAATTAATCATGGCTGGTAAATTATGCACCGGATTCCAAAGAAGGAATCCAGCAATTTTAAAAGAGAGCAAAGCATTCTGTGAAGGTCAGATGGCCCGCGCAGCTAACTTGGCATTTGACGACAATCCTCATGCTGGTGGCAACGCGGAAGACTCATGGTCGGTCGGCTGGTTTGCCATCGATCAGTTATCGCCTGGTGACCTAGATGAAGGATTCGTTTGCTGTGCTCCGGTTGGAGAAGTTACTGGAACACCAGCGCCAATTATCGTTAGATGGGTTGACGCAATTCCTTCTGTTAGCGCCCCACAGGGCGGCACATGGGATATTGATCTAAATGACTATGTAGCGTTCGGG